TATGAAAAAAGCTTTTCAGTTTATTAGTGCAGATAAAACTGGTTTCTCATACGGAATTGAAGGAGATGAGAGTAAAAAAGGGTCTATGGCAGAACGGATGGACTTTCAAGGTGATCAAAAGAAACCTAGAAAAGATGGGATAAATGCAAAAAGATTTACAACAACAAAAACCAATCCTACTCCCCCAGATGAGCAACAAATGATTGGTAAAGAAATGGCAGAACAAGTGGTCAGAAGCTTTACGAAAGAGTTGCGAAGAAACGGAATGGGGTACAAGGTTTACACCATATAGGAGATATTATGGAAACGGACGTAAAAGTCGAGCAGCAAGCTCAAGCCGAAGAACAGGCTAATGTTCAAGAAAGCACCGACACTTCCTCTGAAGTCGGACAGCTTATCGCAGATGCGAAGAAGTACAGAACACAGAGGCAGGCAGCTGAAGCAAGGATAAAGGAACTGCAAGGTCAACTCGATGCTCGTGAAGAAGCAGAAATGCAGAAGAACAACGAGTGGCAGGATCTAGCTACCAAGTACAAGTCTGAACGAGATGAGTACAAATCTCAGGCAGAAGAAGGTCTACAGATCAAAGAATCTGTGCGAAAAGAACTTCTTAATCAACTATCTGACGAGGATCGAGAATTTGCGATTGATCTACCAACTGAAAAGTTGCAGAAATTCGTAACTCGGTCAAGTAATCAAACAGTTAAAACAAATGAATCTTATTCCACACCGATGCCCGATAGATCGGTAAACCCTTTTGCTGAGATGACGAAAGAGCAGAGGCAAAGTAATTGGAATAAGGTTTTATCAAACTACGCTAAAAAGTAGCGTAGAAAGGTAGAAATCGAATGGCATTATCAGAGAATTTTGCTGGCGCTTCGGTCACCACGACTACTGCCGCTAATTTTATACCTGAGATTTGGACTGATGGAATTAAAGCATATTTAGAACGCAATCTTGTGTTTGAACAATGTGTGGATACTTCTTTAAACGGTCTAGTTAAAGGTAGAGGGGACGTGTTTCACATTCCAAAATTAGCAGAAGTAAGTGATGCAGCGAAGGCAGCAGAAACATTAGTAACATACGCAGCTTCAACACATGCGAAGTCCGATCTTACGATCGACCAGCATCGTTACGCTGCAAAATTAGTAGAAGATATAGCAGCAGTACAGTCAATTCCAGGACTTTTTGAGAAAGAAGTTAGTGGGATGGCTTATAGCCTTGCAAAAACTTACGATGCTTTTATAGAATCAAGAGTTGAGGCAGCGACTACGAATTCAACTACTTTAGCGGGAGACAATACAATCACAGCAGCCGAGATTCGTGGGGGAATGAAAACTCTTATGGAAGCGGATGTAGACACTAACGAGTGTAACTTCGTGGTTTCACCAGCGCTTTATGTAGCGATGCTTGGAATTGATGATTTTATTGATGCAAGTAAGATAGGTGCAGGCCCTTCTGCATTGAAGAATGGTCAAATAGGAATGCTTTATGGCATGCCTGTTCTTCACTCTACAGTCATGGGGTCATCAGCCTCTACTGGCGTGGAAGTTGGATACATTTTTCATCCAAGTGCGGTAAGCGCAGCTCGACAGCTGGAGCCAAGAGTTCAATCGGAATATAGCGTTGACTTCTTAGGTACTAAAGTTGTCTCAGACATGCTTTACGGAGCAGTAACAGTTTTTGAGGGAAGAATACAGGAATTTAAGAATCCTTAATCCTTAATTACGAATAGGAGATCAATATGGGGGGTATGTATTTATCCCCCATTCCTTATTATGTTTAGAACATACGATTATAAATGCAATAAATGTGAAAAAGTCTTTGAAGCCATGACTAAAGTGGATGAAAAGGCTAAATGTGCTTGTGGGTCTACTGATCTTAACAAGCTAATGAGCGCACCTTTATTTGAATTAAAGGGGAATGGCTGGCCAGGAAAAGAGTTTAAAGCTCAGTCCGACTGCAAACGCATGGCCAATGGTCAGACAATATAAGTGTAGTCTAATCCTCTTTAATTGAAGTCTACTAACAGGGGAAAATAAATGGCTAATTACAATTCAGATTATACTGGCGCTCAAATTGACAGCGCAGTATCGAGAGCAAATTCAACCGATGTAACAGCAGGAACAGTCGCAGCGAGTAAGGCGGTTGTTGTTGATTCTAACAAAGATATAACAGGATTTAGACACATCACTGCTACTGGTACGGTTACAGCAGCAAATGTTTCATTAACAGGAAATGTGGATCTAGGCGATGCTAGTGGCGACACAGTAACGATTACTGGGTCTATCGATTCTAATCTTATACCAGCGACAGATGATACTTATGATATAGGTAGTTCTAGTTATGCTTGGCAAGATATTTACTTAGAAGGCGACATATATTTATCTGATGCTACAGAAATAGATGTAGCGAGTGGAAATTTAACCATAGACGTTGCTGGTGATATAGAAATCAATGCAGATGGCGGTGATATTACCTTTAAAGATGCCTCTAGCACACTTGCAGCAATAGATTCTAGTGGAGATTTTAACGTAGCTGGTTCAATCGAGACAGCAACAATAGATTATACCGATGGTGATTTAGCCATAACCATCGCAGACGGTGGGGGCGTTACCTTTGCTCAGACTTCAAGCCAGGTATCAGGTTCTACTATCGGAAATGTAACGATTGCCAATGGCTCTATCACTGATTCCTCTGGTGCAATTAGCTTTGGCAACGAGAATTTAACTACAACTGGCTCTTCAACTGCTGGTAGCTTTGTTACTGGCACATTAACTGTAGATGATGGATCAATTACTGATAGTGATGGTAGTATATCATTTGGTGATGAGAATCTAACGACTACAGGAATAATCAGCTTCGGAACATTAACCGACTCTGGTGAGTCAATCGCAGTTACAAAGTTTGTCGATGAAGGTGATGGTATTTCAAGTAATGACAATGACACAACCATTCCTACTTCTGCCGCAGTTAAAGATTATGTGGATACAAAGGTTACCGCTGAAGATCTTGACCTAACAACTGATTCTGGTACAATAGCGATTGATCTTGATTCTGAGACTTTAACTTTAACTGGTGGAACAGGAGTAGATACTTCAGCAAGTTCTAATACAGTTACTTTTGCCTTAGATCTTAATGAATTAGCTACTGAAACAACGATTGCTGATGCAGACTTTATTGCGATGGTAGATGCAACGGACGATGGCTCTGGTAAAATAACTTTTGAAAATTTAGAAGATGCAATATTCGCATCTGTAAGTGGTGATATAACGATAACTGAAGGCGGAGTTGCTGCTATCCAAGCAAATTCAGTTGCTTTAGGTACGGATACGACAGGAAATTATGTAGCAACAGTTGCAGATAGTGGCGGTGGTGGTATTACAGTAGCTAATAGTGGCTCAGAATCCGCAGCAGTTACTTTAGAATTAGACATTAAAGGATTAACTGAAGATTCAATTGCAAGTGGAGACTTTATTGCTTTCTCTGATGAAGGTGAATCTGGTGACCCAGCAAATCGTGAAACGATTGACGATGTAGCTACCTTATTTGCTGGAACAGGATTAACTGCCTCAAGTGCGGTGATTGGTGTAGATGCAAGTCAAACTCAAATTACTGCCGTTGGAACACTCGCAACGGGAGCTATTAGTAGCGGATTTGGTGCAATAGATATTGGCTCAAGCACAGCAAACTTTGGTGCGACAACTGTAGATAGTTTAAGTGCATCTGATGGTAATATTACTAATGTAGGAGATATTGCTCTGGATAGTATTAGTGCTGATGGTACTGATATTAATATTGCGGTATCTGATAATTCTGCAACTGCTTTAACAGTTAAACAAGGCTCTGATGCTTATCTAATTATAGATACTGCAAATAGTAGTGAATCAGTTTCAATTGGAACAGGAATTTCTGGAACAGTATTAACACTAGGCCATTCTACTTCAGAAACTACAGTAGCAGATAACTTATCAGTTGATGGCAATCTTACAGTTAGCGGCAATCTTTTAATTACAGGCGATAGTTCTGAAATTAAAGCTGATGATCTAGTAGTAGACAATGCCACAATCGCAATGGGATTGACGAATGGTGCTGCACCAAGCGCAGATAGTGGATTTGATTTAGGTATTGTGCCTCATTGGCATACTGGATCTGGTGCTAAAACAGCTTTCTTAGGAGTCGATGTAAGTACATCTGCATCTGCACCTAAATTAACCTACATACCAGATGCCTCATTTTCCTCAAGCATTGTATCTGGTACTGCTGGAACAATCGTAGCAAATTTAGAAGGTAATGTTACTGGAACATCTGGCTCTACGATTGGCAACTTAACTTTAGCTGACGGATCTATAACAGATTCTTCTGGTGCAATAAGCTTTGGAGATGAAAATCTTAGCACGACAGGAACTTTTAGTGCTGAACATTTAACATCAACTGATGATGCTACGATAACAGACACAATTTCAATAGATGGCACAATGACAATAGCCACAGGATCTATAACAGATTCAAGTGGTGCAATAGATTTCGGAAATGAAAATTTATCAACCTCTGGAACTTTAAGTACTGGAGTAGTTACTGCAACTGGCTTTACAATCGGAAGTGCAGTTATCGCAGAAGCCGAATTAGAAATGATAGATGGAATTACTGCTGGAACAGCAGCAGCATCAAAAGCAGTAGTTTTAGATGGCTCAAAAAATATAGCTACACTTGGAACAATAGGTTCTGGAGCAATTACTGCTACAGGAACAAGCTCTTTTGCTTCTTTAGATATTTCAGGTGATGTAGATGTAGATGGCACGCTTGAAACTGATGCTCTTACAATTAATGGAACTACGCTTGCTGAAACTATTTCAGATACAGTAGGTGCAATGGTTGGCTCTAATACTGAGACAGGAATAGCAGTTACTTATGAAGATGGTGACAACACATTAGACTTTGTTTTAGGTGCTACACAAACAACTCTAACCTCAATATTAAATGCAAGTTTAGTAGCTGGTAGAGATGCAGATAACCAAATTAAGTTTAGCACAGATGACCAAATAATTTTTAGAGTTGCTGGTGGTGATGGTGTAACAATGAAAGCAAGTGGTGAGATTGAAGCAACTTCCTTAGATATTAGTGGAGCTTCAGCAATAGATGGTACTGCAACATTCGCTGGAGTTATTAGAGGTGCAAATGGTTCTGCTTCTGCTCCTGAATTTTCATTTACAAATAACACAGATTCAGGAATGTATAGTCCAGCAGATAATCAATTAGGTTTAGCAAGTGGTGGCTCACGAGCAGTTGAATTTGGTGGAGACCAATCCTCTACATTTTATGGAAATATACAAATTGCTGGAACAACACCTACTTTATTTATTGGTGATGATGGTGCTGAAGATGCAAAACTTCAAATTCTTGGTAATGCAATAGACTTTCACATAGGGATTGATGACTCTGAGGATAAGCTAACTATTGGTAAAGGTTCTACTCTTGGAGCATCAGGTACACCATTTATAACAATAGATGAAAATGGCATGGTTACACTTCCTGATAATTATATGACTGTATTAGGACGATTGGGAATTGGTAGTGCTTTACCAGCAGTAGAGCTTGATGTTCATGGAAGTGCAGAAATGGTCGCTGGATTTGGTAAAGCAAATGATGAAAACGCCTATGTGTCAGTCAGAACAGACAATGTTCAAAATAGGATTTGTGGATATTCATTCAATAGAAAAACATCTACTCCAACTGGAGTTGGCTCTACAGATACTTTAGCATACATACATAGTAATGTTAAAAATGCTACTGGTGCTACAAGCGCTTCTGGAGATTTGCAATTTATCACCAATAGTGGAGGTAATTTAGGCACAAGGATGACAATAGATAAAGATGGCAAAGTCGGAATTGGGACTACTGCTCCAACTGCGCCTTTACATATTAAAGCTGCACCTATTAATACAAGTGGTGCAAGGTCTGCTCAATTATATATTGAAGATACCACAGCTTTTGGTAGTACTCAAAACTCAGGAATACAATTTAGACAAGAATGGCAAACTGGTAGTGTAACATCTACTTCAGCAATAGTTGGAACAAGAACATCAACTTCAAGTGGTAATTATGGTGGTTCTTTAATATTCCAAACAAGAGCGAATGGTGGAGATTTAGCAGACAATATGACTATTGAAGATGACGGAACTATACAAATTCCTGGCACTTGTTCTATACAGGGGATAACAGAAACTAAAAATATAAGAGCAAGAGATAATGATTCTTACGATATAGGAACGTCAAGCAAATTATATGATGATATATATGCTACAAACGGAACAATACAAACTTCTGATGCACGACTAAAAGAAAGCGTTGAAGATTCAAAGCTTGGATTAGACTTCCTCAATAAACATCGTCCTGTATCTTATAAACAAAAAGGTAAAACAAGAAGGCACTATGGTCTTATAGCTCAAGAAGTTGAAAAAGTTTTAGTAGATAGTAGCATACCTACAGAAGATTTTGCTCCACTTATAAAAGATAACTTAAAAGATGATAATGATGTTGAAACAGGTGAGAACATATATGGAATGAGATATACTGAATATGTAGGAATTTTAATTAAAGCAGTTCAAGAATTATCAGCTAAAGTAGAGGCACTTGAAAATGCTTAAAAGCTCTGCATATTTCTTCTTAGGATTTTTAGCTGGACTTGTTATTGTGGAACTGACAGATGGCAAACCAGCTAAGAGAGTTAATTACTATACTAATGACCAGTATATGGTGAGGTATATATACAGACCATTTCCAAGTCATTACTATCATTACAGAATGCAACCAGATACTTTTAACAACCAAAGACCTCAAAGACAATCTTCTAATAGTGGAGAAAATAGAGGTAATACACAAACTAACACTTTTAACCATACTGCTCAAGAAAGAACAGAAAGCTGGGGAACTAAAAACTAATGGCTTGGTTTTATCTACATTGTACAGTCGCAGTAATAGTTTTAATAGCAGATGCTCAAGGTACGTTTGAACCTTTTATGTATAAATGGGAAAAGAAATTAGGAATCCCAGTCCCAGAAGAAGTTGAAAAGGAAGAAATTAATGGCTAAAGAATTAAGTGAAGAAAAGATATTAGGATCTAAGTTTACTTTATCCTTACAGACAATGATCGCTGCTGGAACTGGTTTAGCATCTTTGATCGGAATGTGGTATGCCCTCCAAG